TGGAAATGAAATGCGAAGTGCTGCGGCAGTTTAACGCCATCCCGAAGGGCGGCATCGTGGAACCGCCCGGCACCTACCGCGACTACCTGATCGCTCGCGGGTTCATCCGGCCTGCCGTCGAGCAGCCGGAAGCCGTGAAGCCCAAGCGCGGCAAGCCGAAAAAGGCCCGCTGATGCTAAAGCGCGTTTCCGGCCCGGCGCTCGAGCCGGTATCCGTCACCGAGGCGAAGTCCTGGCTTCGGATCACGGGGGATGATGAGAATACCCTGATTGGCACGCTTGTCTCTCAGGCCCGCCAATGGGTCGAGGAATACACGCGCCGGGCGTTGCTGGCCCAAACGTGGGATCTGACGTTGCAGAAGTTCCCGGCCTGCATCGACATCAACCGCTCGCCGCTGCGGTCCGTGACGTGGATCAAGTACAACGACACGAACGGCGACCAGCAGACGCTGGCGACGACCGAGTACACGGTGGACGATGTAAGCGAACCGGCCAAGGTCATCGAGGCGTACAGCAAGACGTGGCCCTCGACCTACGGGCACATCAATGACGTGACCGTGCGATTTGTGGCCGGGTATGCCGCGACGATGACGGCGGTGGCCGCGACGAACGTGCTCACGGCGGTCGGGCATTCCTACGTCGACACCGATCCGGTCCGGTTCTGGAACACGGGCGGGTCGCTGCCAGGGGGGCTTGTGGCGAACACGGACTACTACGTCCGCGACGTATCGGGCGACACGTTCAAGGTGGCCGCGACCTCAGGCGGGTCGGCCATCGACATCACCACGTCCGGCACCGGGGTTCATTTCGTGGGCGAGATTCCGCGCCCGATCATTCAGGCCATGCTGCTGCTGGTCGGCGAACTCTACGAACGGCGCGAGGCGGCGATTGTCGGCGCTCCGATCACGGAGGTTCCGTTCGGGGTGCAGGCATTGCTGGCCCCGTATCGCGTCTGGACCTTCTGATGCGCGCCGGGGAACTTGACCGGCTGGTCACAATCGAGGTTCAGGACTACACGCAGAGCGATTCGGGCGAGCCGACCGAATACTGGCGCGAGTTCGCCAAGGTCTACGCCAAGGTGTCACATGGCCGGACCTCGGAACGGTTTACCGCGCAGCAGATGAACGCGACGGTGGACACCGTGTTCCGCATCCGCTGGGTGAACGGGATCACGACCGACATGCGGATCAAGCACGGCGGGGACTACTACGACATCGTGGGCGTTCCGGCAGAGATCGGGCGCCGGGCCGGGCTTGATATTCCAACGGTCCTGAGGCGGGCATGAGCGAGATCAGGATCGAGGTGAAGGGGCTTGATGCCCTGGCCGCCGCGCTCAAGCAGCTGCCCGAGAAGGTCGCCAGAAAGGAAGTGGACAAGGCGCTGCGCGAGGCCGCGGCCCCGATCCTCCGTCAGGCCAAGGCCAACGCGCCGGTTCTGGCGCAAAGCACGACCTACCGCCGAGCCGGTGTACTGCGCCGCAGCATCCGCATGAAGAACTTCCGGGTGCGCGGGAGCCTGAATCGTGGCGTCACCATTGGCGTTCGCAAGCTGTCGCGCCGTCAGGTTCGGGCTGCAAAGCTGGCCTCGGCCGTGTCGAAGCGCAAGTACGGTGTGCGGATCTCGGAGCAGTGGCAGGATCCGTTCTACTGGTACTTCGTGGAACGCGGGACGAAGAAGATGAAAGCGCGGAACTTCCTGCGGAATGCCTTCGATTCGGGGCACCAGAGATTTCTCACCGACTTCCGCGAAAGAATGGGCAAGCGCATAGAGGCGATCTGGAATGGCCGCTGAACAGGCAATCTACGCCGCGCTGAAAGCGCTGGTTGCATCCAGCGATGGGGCGTACCGGTGCTATCCGGTCAAGATGCCGCAGAAGACCGTCCTCCCGGTGATCGTCTATGCGCGCGAATCGACCGAGACGACGCAAACGCTCGACCGGTCCACCACGATTGAAAACGGAGTGTTCTCCCTGAACATCTACGCCGACACGCTGGATGAGGCGAGCGACCTGGCCGATGACGTGAAGACCAATATGGCGACGGCAGGGGTTACAAACGAATTGCAGGGGGAGTCAGTCGAATACGACCCGGACACGGACCTCGACTACGTGTCGCTTCGGTATTCGTGCTGGGAAGTGAGTTAGCGACTTAACCGGTAATAGTCAGTGTTTAACGGGGCCGCGATTGCGGCCCTTTTTTTTGCATAGGAGACAATCATGGCAATCCTCGGAATCAACTGCACCATTGCTGTACAGAACGCGCTGGGGTCGGATCTCACGATCACCGGCATCACGAAGGCGAATCCCGCCGTCGTGACCTCGACCTCGCACGGCCTGTCCAACGGCGACATCGTTGTGCTCGACCTGAATGGCATGATCGAGCTGGACGGTCAGGCCGTTCGGGTGGCGAACGTCACGGCCAACACCTTCGAGTGCGAAGGCATCGACTCGACCGATTTCAGCACCTTCACCTCCGGCGTTGCCAACGAGGTGACGGGCTGGGACACCCTCGGGCTGGCGACCTCGCTATCGGTCGATCAGCAGTCGGTGGACGAGATCGACATCACCACGCTGTCCGACACCCAGCGCCGGATCACCTACGGGTTCCTGTCGGCGGTCAAGGGGTCCATCGGCGCGTTGTGGGAGGCGGCCGATACGGCCCTTCTCAACCTCCAGAACGCGACCAAGACCAAGACCGGGCGGGCGTTCAAGATCACATTCTCAGATTCGAGCCTCGCGGTGTTCAACGGCCTGGTGGCGATGGGCGACGCGTTCCAGATGGAGCAGGGCCAGCCGGCCAAGACGACCTGCAACTTCACGTTGCAGGGCAATCGCATCGTCTTCTACGCAAGCTGATAACCGGGAGGCTGCATGGCTCTTTTGAAGCGGGCCGATATTTCGCGCCCGACGCGCAAAGCCGAGACGGTGATGGTCGAGTCGCTGGGCGGCGAGGTCAAGGTCATGCAGATGACCCTGCCGACCTATCTGGCGATTGTCCGGGCAACGGTCGAGAAGGGCGACACCATGCCGCTCGCCCGAGTGCTGTCCGAATGTGTCGTGGACGCCGACGAGTTCCCCATTTTCACCGAGGAAGAATGGGGATCGTGGGGCGTTGGGCACATTGCCGACAGCCTCAAGCTGTACAACAAGATCCGCGAACTGTCCGGCATTGACGCGGAGGACGCCGAAAAAAAATAAGAAAGCGCCCGGATTACCGCTTCCTGCTGCTGTTGGCCCGCACGATGGGGATGACGGCCGAGGAACTGTCCGAGCGCATGTCGGCGCAGGAGTTCGTCGAGCACTGGACGGACTTCCGGTTGAACCCGTGGGACGAGCAGCGAGGCGATCTGCGCTCAGCCATGCTTGCATCGCTTCTGTTCAACATCAATCGCGGCAAGGACACCGCCGCGCGCACGCCCGATGACTTCATGCCGTTCAAGTACGAGAAGTTCGACGAGTCTGATGCGAGGAAGTCATTTGCCAAGCAGCAGAAAAAGCGGAGAAAGCGATAAATGCCACGCCTAGACATTGACTTCGTTGCAAACGTCGCCCGTTTGCAGCAGGACATGAACAAGGTCGTGTCCACGGTGGACAAGGGCTTCCGCGACATCCGCCGCGCCGCCGATTCCGTCAAGAACATCCTTGGCATCCTGGGCCTTTCCTATGGGGCCTATGAACTCGTCAACTTCATCAAGGCGCAGATCGACCTCCAGGACCGGCTGGTTGACCTGTCCAAGCGCCTCAACATCTCCGTTACCGACCTCGCCGGGTTCAAGTACGCCGCCGAATCCTCCGGCGCGTCGCTTGAATCATTTACCTCCGCAGTCCGCAATCTCAACAAGTACCTGAGCCAAGCCGCAAACGATCCGCAGAACCGCGCGATCTTGCAGGCGCTCAACATCAATACCGATGACCCGGCGCAGGCCATTTACCAGCTCGCCGACGCTTTCAGGGATCTTGGCGATTCTCCCGCCCGTACCGAAATTGCGCTCAGATTGCTGGGCAAGGCGGGCGATGAACTCATCCCGGCGCTTGCCGGCGGCAGCGAGGAACTGCGAAAGCTCGTAGACAAGGGCAAGGAATACAGCAAGATCACGGAGGAATCGGCCAAGGCCGCCAAGCAGCTCAAAGACAACATCAAGGATTTGGAGGCCGCATCGGCCGGGGCTGCGACCGAGATTGGCAACCGGATGATCCCGACGCTGATCCGCCTCACCGGCGAGTTCAGCGAGGGCATCAAGCTCGCGGGCGGGTTCTTCAAGGCCATCGATGTATTCGGCACGATCAACCCGTTTCGCTCGGATGCCGAGAATCTGCGGCTCATCCGCGATGAACTGGAACGGATCAATTCGGGCGAGGAAAAGGCGACCGCCGAGTACAAGAAGAAGCTGGAATTGCAGAAGCAGTTCCTTGAGTACCAGCAGCGCCAGCAGGCGCTCGAGTCCGCCAAGGGGTTCGAGAACTACAAGGGCGGCAAGGAGACCGGCGCGGGCGCGACCAACGAGATCCCGACCGGATCCCTTGTCGGCGAATCAGGCGGCGGGACGGACCCGTGGAAGGTCAATCTCGCCATCGCCAACGCCTCGGCCTTCATCGTCGGCCTCAAGCGGGAAGTGTCGAAGATCACGGAGGACGAGTTCGACCTGTTGCTGGATGAGGCCAAGCGCCTCGGCCCGGCCTATGCCGCCATTGCAACCCCGCTGGTTGGGGCGCTTCGCATCTACAAGGAGATGCAGATCGTCCACAAGGAAGCGGTCTCGGAGGCAGAGCGCCAGCAGAAGATCGAGGAACAAACCGGCCAGATCATCGCCGACAGCCTGCGAAGCAAGGACGAGTACGCCGATTCGATCCGGTTCCAGACGAGCCTGCTCGGGAAGTCGGCCGATGAGCAGGAACGGCTGATCGAACTTCGCCGCCTTGATCTTGAATTGCTGCGCGATCTGGAAGCCGTTGCATCGCTTCCCTACGAGGACCAGGCCGAGGCCATCGCGGAGATTTACCGGCAGAGCGAGGCGGCCAAGCGCGGCATTACCGAACTCATCGGCAAGTTCAACGAACT